AAAAGAAATTGACGATTGGCTCAAGCAAAGCGTTGCTCTGGTGGCAGGGTGTGTGCGTGGACTTGGAACGAATCAGAGGAAAGTCAGATACTTTGCTTTTGAGGGACAGAATGACGAGGCTACGAAATGAGGAGAGCAGCAAGAGTTGATGCTAACCAAGACCAGATAGTTTCTGCCTTGCGTGGTGCAGGTGCTTTCGTCTGGATTATTTCCTTACCAGTTGACCTTTTGGTTGGCTATAAGGGTCACACCTTTCTGGTGGAGATTAAAACGGACTCTAAAAAGCGTTTAACGAAGCTACAAGCCGACTTTTTCGAGAATTGGTCTGGTAGTACCTTGGCGAGAATAGATTGCCCAGAAGCCGCATTAAGAATGATTGGAGTAGTCAAGTGAAAGCACCCTACAAAGCCATTGAATACATCATAGAAAACGCACCCAAGTTTGCAGAAGCTAAAGCACAAAGAATCTACCTTGAGGAGTTTCGCAAGACTAAGAAGGCTTTGCTGATGAAAGAAGCGTTAGCCAGAGGGATAGATTCTGCTGTTGCCCAAGAGCGTGAAGCCTATGCTCACATTGAGTATGCTGATTTACTCCGAGGGCTAATGGTGGCAATCGAGAGGGAGGAGACTTTGAAGTTCATGCTAGTGGCGGCTCAAATGAAAGCCGACATATGGCGTTCTGAGCAAGCAAGTGAGCGAGTTGGCGTAAAAACTACGGAGTAGGGAAAACACCTATGCTTTATTGTGTTTAGTTTGCTATACTTACATCAGCCCAAGCAATTCGCAAGGGTACTTTTAAGGACTAAGCAATGAAATTTTACGGAATCAATTTTTTCTGCAATTACAAAACACACTCTGAAGAAATTTGGGCTGTTGGGCGTTATGAGTTGGAGAAGCAAATTTTGGCTCAGTATCCAAAAGCTACTGGCATCTACATTTGGCTCATTTAAGGATTAAGAAAATGAAATACGAATTTGACACAACAACTGGCGAAGGCTCTGTAATCGTTACTGTCGTGATGACATACGAGACAGACGAAGAAGGCACTTACAACGAGAACATTGATGAAGTCTGGTTTGAGGGACGTAACGTCATGGGTATTTTTACTGACACACAGTTTAAAGAACTTGAGATGGAAGGCACAATGAGATTGTCTAGCCACTTACTTGAAGAATCTGACCATGCAAAAATTACTGCTTATGAGTGTGAGTAATGTTTGGAAGCTAATTGTTGTAGGGCTGACTGCTTTCTGGGCAGCAGTCCTTTACTTATTAAGGTTTTGGTATGACTAAACTAAGCACTTTTGAAAAAGCAATGGGCTGGAGGAAACGTCAAATGGTTGAAAGCCAAGTTGAAAGAAACGAAATAATTGAAAAAATCAGGAATGACACTCTCGATGAAGTGGCTTTAGAGTTTGAAAAAATGAAAGCCTTTGGCGATACAGCACATAGTTTTGCTGCTTTTGTCAGGGATATGAAAAAATGATTCACTATCATGGACTTCCTATAACACCTGCAACAGTAGCTGTTAAAGCAGTTGAGAATGGTCATGCTTTTGTTTCATTTGCTCACTCAGACCAGTTGTCTGTAGCAATAGAAGTTTGTCAATCATTTGCCATAGACAATGGTGCTTTTTCTGCTTGGCGTTCTGGCAATCCGATTCAAGACTGGCAACCTTTCTACGATTGGGCGTTAAATCTAAAGAAAGTTCCATCTTGCGATTTTGCAGTAATTCCTGATGTGATTGATGGGACTGAAGCAGATAACGATGCTTTGCTTAAAGACTGCCCATTGCCGACATGGTTTGGCGCTCCAGTTTGGCATATGCACGAATCCATTGAAAGACTTGAACAACTTGCAAATACCTATGTTCGAGTTTGCATTGGCAGTTCTGGTGAGTTTTCTAGCGTTGGCACATCTAAGTGGTGGGTCAAAATAGGTCAAGCAATGAGGGTCATTTGCGATGATATGGGTAGACCAGCTTGCAAATTGCATGGGTTACGGATGCTAGACCCTGCCGTATTTACCAAGTTGCCTTTTTCTTCTGCTGATAGCACAAGCATTGGTAGGGGCGTGGGCATTGATAACAAGTGGAGAAATGGCAATTACCAACCCCCAACCAAAGAAGCAAGGGCGCAAGTTATGCGTTCTAGGATAGAAGCCTTTAATGCCCCATCCAGATGGAACTTTTATCAACCAATGGAACAAGAAACACTTTTATGAATAAATACAGCACTAAATTTATTGCTTTATGTCCTGTAAATAACAAACCAATAATATATCAATTAGAAATTAAGCATATTGAAAAGATACTTGTTGAAGACATACTAGAAACAATTAGTGAATTTTCATCAGGATTTCACGAATCTATTGCTGATGGTTTATTTGAGAAATTTGGTGGTAAGCAGACATTGATTGCTAATCATCATGGTGTAGTAATTCAAACAGAAAGAAAATTATGATTTTTGCCTTAGTTGCATATGCCGTAGCAATGATTGTTGCAAATCTATTGGTTGCCACATTTGGGCCATCAGTAACCGCAATAAACGCATTTTTCTTAATTGGACTTGATTTGACTCTTAGAGATTGGCTTCATGTCAGACTTAAAACATGGCAAATGGGCAGTTTAATTATTGGAACTGGCTTAATCACTTATTTGCTAAACCCTGCCTCTGGAATGATTGCAGTAGCTTCTGCCGTGTCATTCTTGGTTGCATCTGTAATTGATTGGGCTATGTTTGTAAAAACCAGAGGCTCATGGATTAAACGAGCAAATGTCTCAAATACTGCTGGTGCTGCCGTAGATTCTTTGCTTTTCCCAACAATTGCATTTGGTGTTTTGATGCCAGAAATTATTGCGCTTCAGTTTATTGCTAAAGTTTCTGGTGGTGCAGTTTGGTCATTTTTATTGCAAAAGTTCCAAAATGAACAACAGACCCAATAACAGGGAACGACTACACTTGGCAAAGATTAAAGAAATGCCTTGTGGGGTCTGTAACGCTTCTCCTCCAAGCGATGCACACCATATTGTTCAACATAATCAATACTTATGTATTCCTTTATGCAAAGACTGTCACCAAGGCCCACATAACGGAATTCATGGTCAGGCTCGAATATGGTCAGTTTATAAACATGACCAAATGTCAGTTTTAAACGAAACACTCAGAAAGTTGTTAGGATAGAGGCACTCAGTTGCCATTGAGTTTTCAGAGGGACTTGTTCCCTCTATTTTTTTATGTGATAATGGTACAAACTCCTAGGGACAACTATGTCTGGATTATTAGAGCCATCTGTAAAAATTGAGATTGAGATACAAAGCCAAGAGAAAAATGGCGAAGCGTGTCCAGTTGCCACAGGCGATGTGTCTGTTAACCTTGAGAATCGTCAAAAGGGCATTGACAAAGCTAATTACGGCCCAATGAACCCTAACGAAGCCAATGCAGGTTACTGGCGTGAAATCTCTAAGGTATGGCGAAACTCTCCAGACCAAGCTAAAAAGTCTCGTTGCGGTAACTGCGCTGCTTTTATTCAAACCACAAAAATGATGGATTGCATTGAATCAGGCTTAGAAATGGGCGATGGCGAGATGGATGCTTGGGAAGTCATTGAAGCTGGTGACTTAGGTTACTGCGAGATTTGGGACTTTAAGTGTGCTGCCAAACGTACTTGTACGGCATGGGTAACTGGTGGCCCGATTACTGACGATTCTGAAATGCCTATGGGAGAAGACAATGGGAACGACTAATATGCAAGCGGCTGAGATGATGGGACTTTATCCAAGCATGACTGCCAAAAAGAAACCAGCAGCAAAACCAAAGCCCATGCCTATGCGTGGTGAGCGTACTGCAAAGAACGTAGCAAAGAAGCCTAAAAAATGAAAACTCCTAAGATGAACAAAGCTGGTAAAGCCAAGATGGGTGCTGTAATGCACGAGTTTGGCAAAGGCGAACTGCACTCTGGTAAGGGCGGTAAAGTCGTTAAGAATCCCAAGCAAGCCGTTGCTATTGCTATAAGTGAAGCTGCTCGTAAGATGGGTAGAATGAAATAACTAAGTCTGCTTGTTGTGAGCAGATACTAACTTGACCAACCCTAGAGGAGTCAAACACAATGGCTGGAAGACCAATAAACAAATTACATCAGGAAGATGTACGCAAAAA